CAGGTATACAAGCTATATATGCTCTTAATACTTTGGCGCTGCTAATTTTAGATAATGATGGAAACCTATATGTTGTAAGCCGCCAAATTTCAGAGAATAGAGTATTTCCAACGGGTCCTGGAATTACACATTTCTGGTCTGTGCGTCGTGGAAGCTCTTATTATTATCGCCAGAACGGAACGCTTTTTGGATCTAATTCCGCAACAGCGCAATTTCCAGTAGCTATTACGAGCGCCGGATCAAGCGTAGAACATATTTATGGGGTAGATTCTTTAGTTTGTGGACTGGTACAAAAAGACGTAAGAAAATCTGAGTTAGTTTTTTGGGGAGAGGTACGCAGTACCTCTACCACCGGGAATGTGGAAAACACAGGAATTGAAGACAATGTGGCGGCCCCTAGAGATATTTATACTTGGTGGAGTCCTTATGATATAAATACTACGGTTTGGCTAGATCCAACAGATAGAAAATACATAAGTTTTGGAAGTACGTATACAGTTTCAGCTGTGTGGGATAGGAAAGATTCAGGGATGTCTCTCACTCAACCCACAGCTGCCAACAGACCGCAATCAGCTATCCAGTTTTTATCGCTTGTTCCTAGTGCGATAATAAATCTGAATCGTTCTATATGGTTTTACACATCCGCTAAAGCACTTTTAGCAAGAGTAAGCGGTGTGGATAGAAGTATTTCTAATTTAGAGTCCGGGACACCGTACGCACAAGAAACCGTGTTCGCTGTAATAAGAAAGAACCAAGACACTACAAGTAATTCATGGTTATTGCAAGAAACTTCTATCGGGAGCAATTTGGCTGGTAGAAATATATTTTGGACCCCAAGTAACAAATTATATGTAGATTTTGGAACAAATGCCGCCAATACTCAGATAAATAGACTCATAGTGGATAATTTTTTTACGGGGACATATCCCGAGCTGTTTATTTTATCGATTACAATGAACACCAACCCAACCGGAGCAAATCCGGGATTTAGTGTATGGGTAAACGGGTCTTTAAGGGCAACAGGGCCAGCTTTATCTGGAGCGGTTTGCAGTGCAGGAGGGTCGACCGTATTAGGAAACAACGGGGGTGGAGCATTTTTAAACGGGACACTTGGAGAGCTTGTTATGTTAAATTATATTCCAGGGGAAGATGTTAGGCAAAGAATCGAAGGATATCTGGCTTGGAAATTTCAAATAGTTTCGTCGCTGCCGAGTGATCATGGATTTAAAGACAATCAACCATTAAGAACTTAAAATATATGCCAATAGATTTTCCAAATTCACCAAGTGACGGATATATTTATCCGCCAGAAAACGCAACATCCATTGAAGGCCGTCGCTGGAAATGGGATGCTGCAACAGGCGCGTGGCTTAATTATGCCGCTAGTCAGCCGTATACCTTACAAATCTACAATGTGGTTAACTTACAACCAGAGTTAGATAGCAAAATAGAAAAACAAGGGGCAGACACTACTCCAGTTAATACTATTCGTTGTGTTACACAGGCCGAATACGACGGATTGACAAAAGATGCAAATACAATTTATTTCATAAAACAATAATATGCCTACCGTTGTAAAAGCCTATTTAGGAACAGTACCACTTTTTACTGAAACTGGTGGTGGGGGAGGTGGATCAAGCACTGCATGGGTTCGTCCTTCCGACTGGCTCACGCTGCCCTCTGCCCAAGCTAATTCTGTAAAAATACTACATGCGGTTTTTGATCAAACTGAAAACTATGTGGTTATCAAAATGCAGACCTCCGACAATTCCTCATACACTATAAGCTGGGGGGACGGGAATACCACAACAGCGTTAAGCAACGCAAATACCACATACAATTACAGCTACAGTTCTTCTGGATTGGATGGCACTCTCTCTACTCGCGGATACAAGCAAGCCATAATTACCATAACGCCAGTAGGCTCGGCAACATTTACACTTTGCGATCTATCGCAAAAAATCACATCGCCAACCGGTATGCAAATGTACGCTACAGGGTTGCTTGATGTTAATATAAATCTTCCAAATCTTATAGCTGGGCAAAGGTTGCTTATCGGTTCGTCAACAGTTCGCCATTCTTACCTTGAAAGGGTTTATATCGCTTCGTGGGGGCTTATCAACAATATCAGCGCTTTGTTCCAGTATTGTCCCGCGCTTCAATCTCTAAATGAGACAGAGTGGAACATGTCGAACATAATCACCGTTTCAAGCCTGTTTTTTTCGTGCAGTGGTATAAAGGTGATCGACGGGTCTAATTGGAACACGGCAAAAATCACCACTTTTACGGACATGTTTCGGGATTGTCAAACTATCCAAAAGGTGAGTTGTGCAAACTGGGTCACATCGACAACCACAGCCATCGGAAATATGTTTTTCGGTTGCGTGGCCCTTACGGATATAGATGTCGGGAACTGGAATACTGCTAACTGCACAACTTTTACTTATCTTTTTTCGGGATGCCGCTCCTTGACCAGTATAAATGTTCGTAATTGGAACACCGCAAAAGTCGCCGCGATCAACAACATATTTGAGAACTGCAATGCCCTGCAAGAAGTGGATATGTCTCTTTGGAGCCTGCCATTATGCACTAATGCGGGGGCGGCTTTTATAAACTGCCATACTTTGAGAAAGTTGGGGCCGTGCAACTTTAATGCCGTAACAACGCTTACATCAACATTCAACAACTGCCGCTCTCTCACTTCATGCATCGTAACAGGCATGAAGGTAAACGTGGATTTTACAAGTTGCCGATTAAGCACAGCTGCACTTAATCAAATTTATACTAACTTAGCCTCAGTAGCAACAGCCAGGACAATTACGGTCACAGGCAATTATGGCAATGTCGCCGACGACACATCAATAGCTACGGCTAAAAACTGGACTGTAACAGGATAACTTTATGGACGACACATCAGGATTCTACAAACTGGACGAGGGGCAACTTCTATACGGGCCTAACTTCGTAATCAACGCAAATTACCAGCTAAACAGAGAAACTAAAGACGAGCATACTTACCCCGTGGATGGGTGGAGCTGGTTCAATACAGAGGAACAGGCGAAAGCCAAATTACAATGATAAACTTCCCAACTCCTACAGCACTTAATGAGCCTTTCGTTAGTCCCGATGGGCGGCGTTGGTTCTGGAACGGTGTGGCTTGGCAGGCTCAAGCCAAGCAACTCGCCCTCGCCGAAATCGCCGATTTCCCAACCGCTCCGCAGACCGGAACCAAAGTTTTACAAGTCAATAACGGAACAGTGGCGTGGGTCGATCCAGCAGAGGGGTCAGGCTCAGGGGGAATCTCCGACGCCGCCCTCGCCGAAATTGACGCAAACGAGATGGTCATCCGTTGGGACTACGGAAACTTGGCCGCTCCCCGAAGGAACATATGCCGTAAAGCGAAACGAAGCTGACTTTTCAAAAATCAAATACAAACCGGAGGAGGCTCCGTTCAATGGTTGACCAGCTTCCGTTAAGAAATGAAATGCCATGACACCACAGGGAGCTATTGATACGGTAACAACGATTTCGCAGCAGAGCGATCGTTGGATTTTTGTGGCTCTGCTGACTATTGGGATTGTTGCTTGCTGGGTATTATTTCGGCATTTTACGGCCCGCGAATGTGCGTTGGAGGCTAAGATTGATCGAATCGGCAAGCGCGGGGAGGAGCAGACGCAGCAATTTATTACCTACCTGCAATCGGCCAATAAAGAGCTGGCCGCCATTTTAACCGAGACCAACTCAACATTAAACAAAAACGCCGCGCTCATGGAGCGTGTCGAGCGAAAGCTGGAAAAATTCACATGAAAGCTACCCTCCTACGAATCCTTACCCGTCTCTTGGGGCTCAGTAAAGACTACATCGCTTTTCTGATGCCGATCCTCCAAGACAGCGCCGCGAGCTTGATCTCTCAGCTCGCTCCGATCGCTCTCGAGGTCGTCAAGTCGCTCGCGGACTCGCCGCACAGTGGGGCGATGAAGCGCGAGGCGGCGATCCGCCAAGTGCAATCTCTGGCGGTTTCCGAGGGGATCCGCGCCAGCTCGAGCGCCGTGAATGCCGCGATCGAAATTGCGGTTTTGAATTTGAAAAAATGAGCGATGTCGAGGCTAAGGCTTGGTGGCAGAGTCGAACGATCATCGGGATCGTGGTGATGCTGCTGGCTCAGGCCTTGAAGCTTCTCAAGGTGGATATCGTAAATGACGAGCTGACGCAGATCGTCACGCTCGCCATGGATGCGCTGGGAGCCTCGCTCGCCATCTATGGGCGCATCAATGCGCGCAAGCAAATCAAGCGCACTAGGCCAGGTGGGGCATTCAACCCGAACGCAGAGGTTCGCAAGGCGAAGCGGTCATGACTTCTCGGCACGCAGTCTTCAGTGTGGTTGCGGCGGGATATATCGCAGGGGGCTTTTTTATCGAATCTGAACCTTCGCCGTGGGGGGCTCCTCGCCCGGAGGCGGAGTGGATCAAATTTTCAACTGAAGATCCGAGGCCTTTTTGGGCACGCTTGCTGCTCTCTCTGCGCTGGGATTTTCAAAAAAATCAACTGACGGGGGCGGCGGAATTCTGATGTTCAATCCGCGCCATACGCTCGCTGTCTTTATCTTGTTGGCGGGGATTTTTCTTTGGCTGGCATTTTTCTTTAGCCGATGAATCGCACAAGCACATCTCAAGACCGGCTCGCCATGATGTCCTTTATCGCCAACGCGGAGGCGAGGCGCGACAAGCTAGGTAGAATGCGGGTCTACAAGCTTCCTGCCGCAGACGGTGGCGGATCGTATGAAGTGGCGGGGATCAATGATCGCTACCATCCCGCCCAGGCGGCGGCGCTTAAAAAATTGATCGAGGACGGGCGATTTTCCGAGGCCGAGGATTTGGTTCGAAAATATCTGCTCGAATACACAGATGTCGTGAAACGCTGGACAGAGGAGCCTGCTCTCGAGGCGTTCCTGCGCGACTGCGCTTTCAATCGGGGGCCGAAGGGCGCGCTTCGTATCCTTCAAATCGCACTCCAAGTCCCGGATGATGGCAAGTGGGGGGCGAAGACCAAGGCGGCGCTTACCTCCGCGCTCAAGTCTCCAGGTGGGCTTCTGCAAAAGCTCCGAGCTGCTCGGGAGACCTACGAGATTCGGATCGCTCCGCCAGTCGGGGCGCGGGCCAAGTTTTGGAATGGTCTCGCGAATCGCTGGGACAAGGCCTTGTCGTTCTCCGAGACGCTGCTGGCGTGACTACGCGGCGGTTGCTTTCTCCTTAAAGGAAGATGGCTTGAGGGCTCTTTTCATCTCAGCGCGGACGAGCACTTTTACGACCTCGATCGTTAGGGCGTTTTTGCGGAGTTCGTCGTTCACGATGCCACGAACGATCTCGGCAGTCATAGGGTCAGAGGAAGCTTGGCGCAAGAGCTCCTCCACGAGCTGAGAAATGCTCAGCCCGCGATTCTCTGCGAGTTCGGCTGCTTTGCGTTTAAGCTTGGGGGTGAGGCGCAGGGTGATCTTTGGTTCCGAGAAGTTTATCTTTCTCATACCTTATAAACGCGCGGGTCGGTTGTTTTTGCAAAAAAAAATAATAAAAAAAATTTTTTGACGAG